GTGCAGGGTCTATAAACATCTTCTTAACCCATGCAGATCCGATATTTCCTGGATTACCAGTTGCCCTCATCTGCAAAGGTATACTTGTATCTACTGTTCTTAACGATGACCTAAGAAAATGCCATATATCTGAGTTGCCATATTGCGGAAGCTCGTCCACACCGATCCATGTATATGATTGGCCCTGATATCTAAGTGCATCTTGTAAGTTTTCACAGTATCCAAACTCTATTCTTGCTCCACTTGGAAAGTGCCAAGTGTTTTCTTGTGCCTTAAACTTAGCACCTTTAAATGCTTTAGGATATATCTGTTGTGTCTGAAAGATAACATCCCTTAACTCTGGCATAGACCTACGCAATAGTAATGCTCTATGTGCAGATTTATGTGCAAACCTTAATGGTGCTATTAGTAGACTATAGGTTTTACCACCACCTCTAGCCCCACCATAAAATACTTCTCGTTCTCCTGCTGCCAGAAACTCTGTCTGTGGACCTTTATTAGGTTCAAATGCAACTTCCTGTTCTGGTGCAACTGTATCGTTAGGAAACTCAAATGTCTCTTGTTCTATATCACTAGATTTAGCAGTGGCTTTTTTAAGTCTACGTTTTGCCTGTTCCGCTTTAATGCTAGTCTGTTTAACTGTATTCTTGAGTCGCTTGACTTTCTTCTGTTCTTTATTGAGATTGGCTTCTCTTTTCTCTCTACGAGCATCAAGTTCTTCTTTCGTCCAAGCAAGTTTGTGTAATCTGGTAGCAGATAATTTCCTATTGGTTTCATTTTCTAACCACCCTGCAACCTTTCTTACTGGTTGTTGATCTTCTCTAATCTTTACTATAGCTTCTTCTAGCTTAGTCAGTACCTTTTTATCTGGATAATAAAAAGATTTATCTTGACCCTTCTTAGCTGGATCATAACCATATGGCATTATACCTATAGATGGTATTGGTTTAGTCTTACTCCTCGTCTTCATCTTCGTCTTTATTTAGTGGAGGTAAGACAACTACGGCTGATGGTGTACCCTTATGCTCTATCTTCTCAGTACGAACTAACCCTACTCTGTCTAGTACTTCTTTAGACGCTGCCAGTCTTTCCCTGTTACCTAATGCACTGGGATCATCAATAACGCTAACCATAGACAGTACTGCTTTAGGTGCATTGGCTGCTAGTACATATTCGGCTCGTTCTATTATTTCTTCTTTGAGCCTCTTGATTATTCTGGCAGGATACTCTGACTTAGAATACCCTGCACTATCCATAGCAGCCCTAAAGTTACCATTCGCATCGTTAAACAGAGCGTCTAGAAATAGACTTTCTTTTTCAGTTAGGCTAGTCTTCACTTACCCATACCTCTTCTGGTAAATCCACCATACTTCATTCCATAGGTTTTCTTACCACCTTTGTACATTCCACCCTTACCGAATGCTTTACCTCTGGGCATACCACCTTTGTAAAGGTTTAAGTCATCTTCCTGAGTACGAAATGCACTGTCGCTAGAATCTATTACCAATCCTGACTTTAATACTCTTTTACCACCACTATAATCATCAGGTTTACTTTCTGCTTTTTTACTTATAGTGCTTTTCTTTTTATTTTTAGGTAATTCTTTATCTGCACCACCTACATCTTTTGTAGTAGGTTTCTTTGTGGATCGCTTTTCTTGTGTAGCCATATCTTGAGCAGCTTTTTTAGATGCTATCTTTTTCTCAGTAGTTGCTATACCCTCAACATCTTTATTTCTTTTCCTAGAAACTTTAGGTTTTGGTCTTGGTTTAGGTGGTTTAGCTTCTGCACCTTTACCTATACTAGAGGTAGAAACAGGTGCTTCTGATTCTTGCATTTTCTTGTTTTTCTTAAACGTATCACCTACATCTGTTTTCTGAGTATTTTTTTGTACTACAGATAAGTTTGCTTGTCTGGATTTCTGGTTAGGAGATACACCAGCAGGTTTACCTTTTTTTACTATACCTTTTCCAGATGCTGATTTGTCAATGTCTTTATTATTAGAACTTTGTAGTCTTCTGGTATTCTTAGCTCCCTCACCTACATCAGATTTAGCACCTGACTTAGTAAGTGTTTTTTTAAGACTAGCTTGTGCCTCTTTTAGATCAGACCTTAAATTTCGTAACTGTTTTTCTATAGACAGTTTTTGTGAAGAAGATGCTTTTGCTTTTTTATCTTCTAGTTGTTTCTTTTTATTTTTTAATCGTGTAAGTTTTGTTGTAGCTGTTTGATTTGGAACTGACATATTAATATCCCTTAGATCGTTTAGTTGCTCCACCGTATCTCATATTAAGACCAGCAGTATATTTCTTTTTAGGTGCTTTATACATCCCACCCATACCAAAAGGTTTAGCTTTTGATCTAGGCATACCTCCTCTACGGAAGTTCATTTCTTCTTCTTCTTCTAGTTCTTTCCAGTTGTCAGAAAGACCAAATTTACTCATACCTCTATCTGTAGAGTCTACAGTTAATGTACCAAAAGGTGTCTTATATTCTTTTCTTCCTTGTTCAAACCTTCCTTTTTTCTTAGGAGGGTCTTTCTTAACAGGTTTTTCTACTTTTGTATCTACTTTTGTATCTACTTTTTTAACTTCTTTTTTATCTTTTTTAGGTGGTTCTTCTTTATTATTTACTATAGGTCTAGGTTTTGGTTTAGGTGGTACAGGTTTTGTAACTTCTTTTTTATCTTTTTTATCTTTAGCACTAAGAGGAGTAGGCCGTTGAGAGACATTTTTTAATTCTCTAGCATTTGCATCTAATTCATTATTTCCTGTTCGTTTTCGGGTACGATCTTTCTTTAATTTATCTTCTGTTGTACCAGAAATAGTTTTAAAATCTGGACCTCCTGTTTTACCTAAATAATCAACCCCTAAAACATATCCTGCAGCAGTAACTGCTCCTAATCCAACTTTAGCAATTACTTTCTTCATACTATCTGGAGTTTTTGCATTATTTATTTGTTTTATATCTGCTACACTGAGATCAAACCCTTTGCCATTAGGTCCAGTAAATGTTTTTGTTCCTGATTTTGAACCTGCATCTAAATTACCCCATATTTTCTTCATCTGGTTTGCAATTTTTTCATCACCAAAGTATTTAACTGCATCTTCTGGTAATTTAGCTTGATTTAATTGGGTAGGTCTTGTTTTTACAGGTGAGGATGTACCTTTTGGCATTGGAGGTAGAGGTTTTGCACTAGTTGCTACGGATTTTGATGCATTTTTTAACTTATCGGCAGCTACCTTAAATTTACCTATTCCTCCAGTTCCACTAAATTTACCTGCTTTTAAATCAGGTTCTAGTGCTTTTTTTGTAGCATCAGGTAAATTTTTCCATGCATTATAAGTTCCTTCACTAAACTTTGAACCTACTAATTTTGATAATGAGGCTACTGCTGATGTTGCTCCTGCTTTTTTAGGACTTGATGCCATTTTTTTGTTTCCTTTAAAGTTGCTAAATGCTGATTGTATTTTTTTCTGTATTCTTTTAGGATATTTTACTATTAGTGAAGGATCTTTAGCTAATGCTATAGAGGCTTTTATACCAAGACCTACTCCTGCTAGGATAGCAACTATATCAGCAGCATCCATTATAGGATTATTTAATATCGTTTTTCGTCCAGTAGGATTATCAAACATATCATATGTATTACCTGTTCGGTCTACATTACTTGCATAATCCCTTGTTTCTGTTTTGGGGTTGTATACCCCTTCTTGAAATCCTGCCCTTGCACCTCGTCTTAATTTATCTTCTCTGTATTCTTTTGAAGCACTAACAATTTCCTTATTACTTCTATAAGGTACACCCATTTTATAGGCTTTATCTCTTAACTCGCTTAGTAACTTTGCATTTCTTTCATAATCATCGTCTTTATTTTTATTAGATGGTCTTACACCATAAGACCTAATAAAGTTGTCTTCAACTTCTTTTAGTCTACTTTGCAGTTGCCGTTGTCTAAGACTTAGTTTAGGAGCCATTATTTCCCTTTACCAATACCATTAAATAAATCAAATAGGGTACGGACTTTTTCCTTGAGGATCTCCGTATCTGAGTGTAGTTTAGCTAAGATTACTATTAGTGTTATTAACCCAAATATAATGGGCCATATACTTGTCGCTACCTCTACTATTTCCATATCTCATGTTCTTCTAGTTTTTCTTTTTGGCTGCATACGTCTATTTTTAGACTTTGAGATTACGGCTAGATTACTAGGTCTGTTATCTCGTGCATTACCATTTTTATGATGTACTTCTTTACCTTTTGGTGGTTTTAATTTACTGTTAGCAGCATTACGTCCTGCCCTACGTTTCTTTTGTACAGGTTTAGCATGATACTCATCATACTCTTTCCTATAATTACGTTTTCTTGGAGCCACTTTTTTTACCTTTATATAATGGTCCTTTTCTTGTTACTCGTAGTACTAAACCACCATTCTTTACATCAATACCTGTTGGGTCACTACGATCCATTTGATTTCTTCTTAATTTTTTCATCATTTCGTCAAAATCTTTGTCTATTTCCTCACGAGTTTTACCTGTTAATTCTTTTATATTTTTGTCTATTTGTTCTTTAGATCTCTTTTTATTTCTAGGATTAGGTTTAGGTTTAGGTTTAGAAGTTGACTTTTTAGGTAACTTTTTGTATATTTCTGGATGTCTCTTAGCTAGTCTTTCTAGCATCTGTTCTTCTGTTTCTGGCTTTCTTTTAGTAGTACCACCATCTTTAAATTTTACTTCACCATCAGCATCAAACTTTAATGTCTTACCCTGTTTATCTCTAGGTAAATTCTTTGGTTTAATATTTGTTTTATCAGTAGCACCTTTTGCTTTACCTGCTGGTAACTTTTTAACCTTACCACCTTTAGATAAATACTTACTTATTAAATCAGATAACTCTTTAGATAGTGCTTTCTTTACTGCCATGTCTATATCCTAATAAAAGAAAGGGGGAGGTAACTGCTTAACCTTCAACCCCTTTAAATGCAATCACTGGACCCTAGAAGGTCATACTTCTAACCACGAACCCCTCAAGATAAAGATTAAAAGTACGCAGTTTTATTAGTTTCGTATTATAACATATGTATATATCACTGTCAAGTAAAAAGTTATACTATTAACAATAATGTTTACACA